ACAGTTGAAAAGAAACTACATAGAAACAAAATCATTACTGTTATTGACAGAGCTTATATATTACGAAATATTGATAATCCTAGTTACATTGGTCGTGATAACAAACATCATGTAGGTTGGAGAAAAAGAACAGATAATTTATATGCTATGGGTCCACTAGATAACCTTGTTGGACTACAATATCGTGTAGACCACTTAGAAAATCTTAAAGCAGATGCTTTAGATTTAACTATACATCCTCCATTAAAGATTTCTGGTGATGTAGAACCATTTGAATGGGGTCCTGAAGAAACTATTCATATACCAGAAGATGGTAATGTAGAACCTATGCCTCCAAATGCTGCTGCATTTCAAGTAAATAATGAAATTGCAGTGTTATTAGCTGTTATGGAAGAGATGGCAGGAGCTCCTAAAGAAGCTATGGGCTTTAGAAGTTCAGGTGAAAAGACTGCATTTGAAGTACAACAACTACAAAACGCAGCATCACGTATATTCCAGAATAAAATTAATCAATTTGAAGTAGAATTTCTAGAACCAATATTAAATACAATGCTAGAATCTGCTAAACGTAATATGAATCTTCCAGAACTAGCTAAAGTTATGGATGATGACTATGGAGTAGTAGACTTTTTGTCTGTTACTAAAGAAGATTTAACTGCACGTGGTAAGATTAGACCTATTGGTGCTAGACATTACGCTACACGTGCTCAGTTAATGCAGAATATGTTAGGTATATTTAATTCACCTGTAGGACAAATGATAGCTCCTCATATTTCTGCTAAAAAACTTGCAAATATGGTTGAAGAATACATGGGTTTTGAAAAATTTGACTTTATGAAAGATAACGCTATGTTATTTGAACAAGCAGAGATGGAAAAACTTAAGATGCAAATTCAACAAGACTTGCAAGAACAACAAGCTTCCCCTACTTTAGATGAAAGGATGCTTGACCAACAGTTAAGTAGGTAATTACTTGACATTTCGTTAATTTTATGGTATAATAAATATATGGATTTGAAATCTGACAAAGGTAAAAGTCTAAGTAAACAAGAAACATTACAAGAGATAAGAAATTACTGTAACGAACAGATTAAACTAGCTAATAGAAAAGCTATGGATGAAGAAAACTTTAGTATGCCTTCATGGTCATACCATCAAGCTTATCTTCAAGGCTTTCAAAAAGCTTTTACAAAACTGTATAATTTATTGCCTGACCAAGGAGATAAATAATGGCAGAAGAAACAACAAAAACAGAACAACCAGTTGAGGACAGTACCAACGAAGCTCAACAACAAGATACCCAAGCAAAACTATTTGAAATTCCGACAGAAGCTCAAGACTTAGTTGGTGAGGGTAAGAAGTACGCAAGTGCAGAAGATGCATTAAGGTCAGTTCCTCATGCTCAGAAACATATTCAGACTCTTGAAGCTGAAATGGCTGAGTTAAAAGAAGAACTATCTAAGCGCAAAACTACACAAGAACTTCTTGATGAACTAAAGTCTGAAACTAGACAGCCTGTAGAGAATACCACTCAGGAGGCTGGGTTAAACGAAGACGCTATTATGAGTTTGGTAAATCAAACGCTCCAGCGTAATGAACAGACCAAGACTGCTAAAGCTAATGCTGATTCTGTAGCTAAAAGCTTCCAGAGTAAGTATGGGTCTGAAGCAGAAACTGTTTATAACAAACTTGCTGGTGAGTTAGGTATGTCAACTCAACAACTTAACAGCCTCGCTACTAGTTCCCCTAGTGTAGTCTTACGACTAGCAGGACTTACTGATTCAGCTCCAGCTAATGTAGCTAAATCTTCTGGTTCTGTAAATACTGAGTCTTTAGCACAAACTAAACCAACTGGAGAAATTTCAGCTCGAGTAGGTAAAGGTAAGTCAACTAAAGATTTAGTTAATGCTTGGAGAGCTGCTGGTGAGAAAATTAAACAACAAGCGTAGAGGATAAATTATGTCACAATTGACTAGTAATACTAGTGCTTTTATTGAAGCACAACAGTATTCACAGTTTATTCTTGAAAACTTACACGACTATCTACTACCTGAAGGTATGTGGAGAGATGTAACAGACTTCGGTTCAGGTACAACTTTAAACATCAAGACAGTAGGTACTGTAACAATTCAAGATGCAGCTGAGGATACTCCTCTCAACTATAGTCCTATCGACACAGGTACATTAACACTTTCTATTACTGACTATGTTGGTGATGCATGGAAAGTATCTGATGACCTTCGTGAAGATGGTTCACAAGTTGATACCCTAATGGCTATGCGTGCTATGGAATCAACACGTGCTCTTGGTGAAAACCATGAAACACGTTTCCTAAGCGTAGCTAACGCTGCTCAAACAGCAGCTAATGTTAACTTAGTTAACGGTCGACCACATCGTTGGGTAGCTGGTGGCTCTGGTGCAACAGACAGAATCATTGACTTATCTGACTTTGTAGCTATGAAACTAGCTTTTGATAAAGCTAATTCTCCAGCTGGTGGTCGTATTGCAATTGTTGACCCAGTTGTGGAAGCAAGTTTAAATACTTTAGTTACACAAACTGCGTCTATTAATTACAATCCAATGTTCGAAGGTTTAGTAACAGAAGGTTTTGCTCGTGACCATCGTTTCGTAAGAAACATTATGGGTTGGGATGTATACACTTCTAACTTCTTACCTAAGTTAACAGCAACAGAAGCTCTTAATGCTTCATCTTATGGCTTAGCTAATGACACTGCTGAAGTTGGTGACATTGCAAACATTTTCATGTGCGTAGCAGATGATACATGTAAGCCAGTTATGCATGCATGGAGACGAGCTCCTCAGACAGAAGGCTGGAGAGACAACGAAGAGCGTGCAGATAAGTATCAAGTAACATCACGTTTTGGCTTAGGTGCTCAACGTGTTGACACTCTTGGTGTTATTTTAACTCATCCATCTAATTATTAAGGAGAAAAATCATGGCTTATGAAAATACAGCTGGCATCAATGTCCTTAATCACTATGGACCAAGAGGCAGAGATGCAAAAAATGGTGGTCAGGCTAAATCAACAGGTCAAATCAAACGTGCTGAATGGCAATTTGATTACTCTGATTTACCTACCTATGGCTCAACTAACTTACAATTTGCTATTCCAGCAAATGCAACTATCGTATCCTCAAAATGGATTACAGGTACTGCATGGGCTGGAGGTACAAGCCTTAACGTAGGCTTATACCAAGGTGATGGTACAGTTATTGATGCTGACGGCTTAGACGCTGCTATTACACCTACTACTGCTGGTGCCGTTATTGACGGTAACGGTGCATTAGTTGGTGCTACTATCGGTGCTAATGCTGGTGAACTAACAGTAGCTGCAACTGGCACATATACTGCTGGTACTGCAACAGTTATTGTTGAATATCACGTAGAAGTATAAGGATAGGGGTCTTCGGACCCCACTCCTTTTAAGGAATTTAAATGACAATACAACATAATGTAATTACAGACCCAGACCTTCATGAACCTAAAGGTATAGCTGCTGCTTCATCAGGTCAAGTTTATGTAGCTAATGGTTCAGGTTCAGGTACATGGAAAGATAAAGACAAAGGGCTTGGAGCATGGACAGGTTTTGATTCTGCAACTCCAGCATATCAACATACAACTACTACATCAGATACAGTACTCAATAATACAATAACTACAGGAGCTAATGATGGTTTTACTATTGTTACTACTCCTAATCTTAGAATTACATATTCAGGTACAGAAACTATTACATCATTTGTACAATTATCTCTTGCTACTAAACAAGCATCAGGTTCTGATAGAAATGTAGAATGGGTTTTATTTAAAAATGGTACAGAACTTACAGGCTCAAGAGTTATTAGAACTTTGTCTACTAATACTTGGGGTTCTATTACTTTATCTACTGTTGTCAGTTTAGCAACATCAGACTATTTAGAAATATATACAAAAGCAGATGGAGCATGTACAGTTGACTATGCTTCTATTCAATTAATAGTACAAGGACATAGCTAATGGCTAAGATGACACTGCTTGAAATGACTCAAGATATTTTATCTGATATGGATTCAGATGAAGTCAATAGCATTAATGATTCAGTAGAGTCTATGCAAGTAGCCCAAATAATTAAAACTACTTATTTTAATATTGTTAATGGTAGAGACTATCCACATTTTAATGAGTTGTTTCAATTAGATAGTGCTAATGATACTAGACCTACTCATATGAAAATACCAGATACAATTGAAAATGTACATTGGATTAAGTATGATGTAAGAAAAACAGAGTTAGCTAAACATCAATATACTGAAATTAAATACTTAACTCCTGAAGAGTTTATTAATCATGTAGATGTTAGAAATAGTAC